GAAACAGGTTCAACATACTTCGCAAGTTTAGACAGGCAGGATGCACCACGATTGCTGCTGCATACTCTTTATGGCTCTGTTGCTTCAGATCTCACCAGACGATTGTTATCTTGTCTGTAGGTGATACCGAATCTACTGAGGTTCTTGATCGTATCAAGATTATGTATGACGAGTTACCAGACTGGATCAAGCCTAAGTCTACAACAATCAACGCACACAACCTCAAGCTAGAGAATAACTCTCATATCAAGTCTCGTCCATCAGGTAAGCAGTCAGGTCGTGGTCTATCTGGTTCACTACTTATTATTGATGAGGCTGCGTTCATTGAACACATTGATACAATCTGGGCTGCTGTGTATCCTATTATCTCTACTGGTGGTCGTGCGTTTATCCTGTCTACTGTTAATGGTATTGGTAATTGGTATTACGATACTTGGACGCGCTCTGTCGAAGGCTCTAACGCATTTAATCCAATCCAGATAGGATGGCAGGACCATCCTGAATATGCGCGTGTAGAGGGCTTTGAGTGGCTCTACAAGGAAATGGAGGATAGAGATCCCCCTATGGACATAGATGAGTGGGAACCTACCACACGCGCTAACATTAGCCACAAGAAGTGGTTACAGGAATATGAGTGTGAGTTCCTAGGTACAGGTGATACCTTTATTGAAGGTATGATCTTGCAGTCTCTTACAGAGAACATAAGTGATGATTTCTATCGTAAGTACAATAACCGAATGTATGTGTGGAAAGATCCAGATCCTAACTCGTCATACTTTATGGCAGTCGATGTGGCGTTGGGTCGTGGGCGTGATTATTCTGCTTTCCAAATTATTGATCTTTATTCAGGTGAGCAGGTGGCTGAGTTCTACTCAAACACCACACCTATAAATGAATTTGCCAGGATTTGCTTCGATGAGGGCAACTATTATAATTTATGCCCAGTTCTAGTTGAGAGAAACACGATTGGTAACAATTTACTTGATTACTTATTCGAGCAGCTTGAGTACGAGAATGTTTGGTTTGACGAGAAGCAACAGATGGGACTTCAGATAACAGCTAAGAACCGAGACACAATACTCGTAGAGATGGAAGAAGCTATACGCATGAACGAAGTTAAAATTAACTCCAAGAGAACCGTCATGGAGCTTAATACCTTCATCATCAGCGATAATGGCAAGGTCAAGGCAGATACTGGACAAAATGATGACCTTGTAATGAGTTTAGCACTATCTATTTATGGTGGAAGAAGATACCGAGAGGAGAATCCTGAGATAGTTAAATTTAACCCATCCAAGGAGAAGAAGCCTCTTAGCATATTAAAATCACACAAGTTGATGAGCACCAGAGGAACTATTGAAGAGGATATATCATGGGTAATCAAATAAACGAGAACGCTGGTCCAGGACATACCACATGGACTCCTATTGGCGATGGTAGTGTACAGTCCATGTATACTACTGGTTACATGTCCAAGATATTCTCTAAGTTCTTTGCTACAAAAGCTCAGGAGAAGATGGCTGCTTCTAGAGATCCCAGATCAATAGAAGGTGATCTCATAGTAAACAAGGATGCTCTTGGTAGTATAGCTGAACCTCTTTGGTCATACACCAAGGGCCTTCCTTTCATGCCTGAGGCTGAACTGAATCGTAAGCGTAGGTATGATGAATACGAGAAGATGGATGATTATCCTGAGATCACAGCAGCCTTAGATATTTACGCTGACGATTCTACTCAGAAAGATATTAGAAACAAACGATGGCTTGTTAGATCTGATAGTAAGACAGCTATTGAAGAAGTAGAAAAACTATTCCAGAGAATCAAACTATCAAAGTATTACTGGGATATTGTTAGAGGTTGCTGTAAGTATGGTGATTCCTTTATTGAGATCGTAGCCAATGCAAACGATTTAAAGTCTGGTATTCACAAGATCAAGATTCTCAACCCATACTTTATAATGAGAATCGAGGATAAGTTCGGAAGACTCAAGACTTTCCTTCAGGAGGTTCCTCACCAGTCCATTAACACCGGAGACTGGAGTAATGTAAAGTCTTCTTTCCTTGAATTAGATAAGAACCAGATCATTCACTTCCGTCTTCACACCTCGGATCCAAAGTATTACCCTTACGGTAAATCAATAATGGCTGGTGCTGTGCGTGTCTATCGCTCATTGAAGTTGATGGAAGACGCCATGCTTGTTTACAGACTATCCCGTGCTCCTGAAAGACGCATTTTCTATGTTGATGTGGGTAACTTACCTGCTTCTAAGGCTGAGGCTTTCCTTGAGAACATGAAAACTCGCTTCAAGAAGGAGAAGTTTGTAAACCAGACCAAGGTAGATGCTCGTTATAACCCACTTGCGGTAGATGAAGACTTCTTTGTTCCTGTAAGAGGAAGCCAAGGAACTAAAATTGATACACTTCCTGGTGCTCAAAACCTAGGAGAGGTTGATGATGTTAAGTATTTCCGTGACAAGTTGCTTGCAACACTCAAGATTCCAAAGGATTACATTGTTGAGTACGACAAATCACCAGAAAGAAAGGCTAACTTGAGCCAACTTGATGTTAAATTTGCTCGCGTTATACTTAGAGTTCAAGATTCTGTGGCTCAAGGCTTCACTGAAATCGCTAAAAAGCACCTTGAGATGCTTTCTTTCCCAAGAAGCGTAATCAATAACATCAAAATCGAGCTTCCAGACCCTTCTGATGTCTTTGTAAAGCGAAAATTAGAGATTGATGAAGCTAAAGCTAGGGTAGTAACTGCTGTTGTAGGCACTGGTCTGTTCCCAACTACGCATATTTACAAAGAGTTCTATGATATGACTGATACTGAGATCGAAATGTTGCAAGAAGAACTCGAAAAAGAGCAACAGAAGCAGGCTGAACAGGAAGCACAGCAAACCGCTATGCAGACTCAAGCTCAAAACGCTGGTCAGGAAGACCAAATGCAAGCTCAAACTAATAGTCAGGTTGCAATTTCGCAAAATCAGGCTCAAATGGACATGGCCGTATCAAATAATCAAGCCAAAAACGACATTCAGGTCAACAAGTCCGATAAAAAACCAGAACCAACGGCAAAAAAAGAAGAAATTGAGCCTTTGGTTGCACTTAAAAGAAAATACCTGTTAGAAGAGGGAGTTAACTCCCAAAAATACAAGGCAATCGACAGAATACTAAGAAATAAAATCTAAATTTTAAAAAATCAAGTATCTCTCAGCCTATATAAATAGAGAATTCGCACTTTATAGCTATGAAAAAATTCTTTGACGGAAGAAATCGTAAAATTCTTGACTTAAACCTTATTTCAGACAGTTTAGGTCATTCTCTTCGTAAAAATGTGTCACTTTTCTCAATTGATGACGCAAATTCGAGAGCAACCTTTGTTACAGAAGATAACGAGGTCATTGAAGGCACTTATTATCTTGATAACAACATTATTCTCGATGATATTGTCGTTGAGTCGGGTGAGTTCTTTACTGAAGACGAGAAATTTGATTCTGTAACCAAGAATCAAATTTCTAACTTTGTAGAGAGCATGTACTCCGATAATCTTGTTGAGGCCAGTGATTATTTCGATAATCTTCTTCAATCCTGGAATTCCAGAGTGAAGTTTAACAAAACCGTTGACCGTCTTAGAGAGAAGTCTGAAGAATTCAATAATACATTCAACATTGTCGCCACAGATGAGTTTAATCGACTTGTAGAGATGTCAGAAAACATCTCTACTTTTTTATCAGAGAATGTTGACACTATAAAAGAGATTCCTGAGATCATGAACGCTATTAAGCTTTCTGAGACGGTTTCTTCTGCATTTAACATTCCTCGTATGTCAGTTGAGCAACTTGCAGAGCAAGGTAGCTTTGAGATTGACAGAAACGAGAACCGCGACATATACGAGATGATCTGTAAGCAAGAACTTCTCAAGAAAGAAATACTTGAGTCTAAGAAGTCTTTTGATGCTGTATGGGTTACTGAGCCAGCTATCTCTAACTTAGCTACAAAGATCTACTCTGACAATGATGAGGAAGTTCTTAGATCACTTGTCGAGGCTTTTGTTAATGTTCCTTACATCTCCCTCATCTCTAAGAAGCAACTATCAAACACTATCAGCAACAACCTTAAGACTCTTCATGAAGGTCTTGAGTTTTCCAAGTCTGATCTCAAGGAGTTTGTTAGCCGTCTCTTTGAGATGAAGAAGCCCCTCAAGAGCCTTACTTCCAACCTACTTCATGAGAAGTATGGTGTGAATGTAAACAACTTGAAGGAGACTCCTACCTTCAAGACTCTTCTAAACACTCAGTCTCTCATCTTTGAATCTATTGCAAAGCTATGTCCAAGGGGTAGTGCTGTCAAGAATGTTCTTCTAGAAATGGCAGAGCTTGTAAAGAGCAAGAATGGTGTTCAGGCAATTGATGTTAACGAGGCTATAAAGTTTATCTTTACTGAGTCTGGTTACGGTGATGCTTACGAGACAGGTACAGTTGTCTCTACATTCTCTCTAAATGAGTCTGTGACTGAAGAAGAGGATATGGTTACCACTATCATCAACGAACTTTTCTACGAAGGAGAACTTGTTACAGAAGCTGTAGCTGAAGTTGAAGAAGAGGAAGAGGTCGAGGCCGAAGAGCAGGATACTGAGGAAGAAGTTTCCGAGGAAGAAGTCGCTCAGGGTATGACAGCAAAAGAGCTTATGAAGGCTTTCAAAGATATAGAGGATCTAATCTCTGATCCTCAGGTAGGTGATGAGTAATGTTCAGAGAATCATATGTTCCATATACAAAACTAGTTACAATAAGTAGCACCGCTGCTCAGACCATAAATCTTACTGATTCAGAGGGAACATCTCTAAGATGTAACTATATTCAAGTAGTTGCTGTAAGTGGTTCATCAGACGGGACCTTTTTCGTGTGTCCTGACTTAGCATCAGGAAAAGGTTTTGCAAATCAGCCAATAGCTTCTAACGCTGACTTTGAAAGTAATTCATTATCTGGTGCTCTTGGAGTAGTATCTAATAGAGAGACGGGAGTTGCAGTGCTATCACTTCCAGCAAGGGAACCTACATCTACAGTAAAAATATCTCAATGTGATGCTCTTCCTTGCATGTATGCTATTACTTATGGAAATGTTACTCTAAGAACTCCTGCTTTAGATAATAAACTTCCAAGAGGTAACTAATGTTCAAATCCTTCAAATCTCTTAAAACTGTTCGGACGCTGTTCGATCAGGCGGGAAACCTGTATCGAGTAGCAAAAAGAGTCCTAGAAAAAGTAGGATCACGATTTAGAAGTGGTTATAA